GATTTTGTATCAATACCTGTTACATTTTTACTTTTTGGTGTAATTTTATTTACATCCATATCTAATTCGATTATTTTTTTTAATCCACTTATTTTATAAGTTCTATATGCTTCATCAGAAACAACTGGTATTTTTTTTACAATTTTTGAATAAATATCTCTAGCATTTCCTTTCATTTGTAATTTTTCTGTTTTTTCATTTACAAATTTACCAAAAAATCTTTTTACTACATTTGGATTTATACCAGAAACTTTTACACAATGTATTATATCTTTTGCTTTAGATACAAATAGTGTGAAAATAATTGGTGCAGCTGTTTCTGTATAATTTGCAGATTCACCATCAACATATTCATATCCTTTTATAAGATAAAATTTACCTCTTGTCATTTTGTTTCCTGTGACAATATTTTTATCATTTATAAACTTACGATATATCGGATTATAATTATTCATTATTTATTCAACATTTTTAATTTAGGTAATTGTAGTTGTTGAAATTTAGGTTGTACTTTAGTATAAATACCATACTTGTTTAAAATGGTATCAAATAATTTAGTCATTTTTTCTAAACTAAAATTTTGCTTATTTTGTTTACCTAATTGAAATGCTGCCACTTTATACTTATCATAATTTTTATAAACATCTTTTATTTTAGATAATGCTTTTGAAATGTTTACATTAAACCATTGTGATTCTTTCAATAAAAACTGGTCTGCTGCCGATTCGTGTACATTTTTTAACTCACCTTCTAATAATACTGCTCCCTCTTTTAAGAAATCTAAATGCCCACTCCAATTGGAAACAATAACAGGTTTACCTGTCAAACTAAATTCTAAAAGAGGTCTACCGAAACCTTCACCCTTTGTAAAATTCAACATTGCCTTTACTTTTGGATGTTCGTATAACCCATTCATTTCATGTGCACTCAAATCTCCGTGTAAAAGATAAACAGAAACTTTACCTTTATCTTTTCCTAATGCTTGATTTATTCTGGCAATTGTTCTTTCTCTATCCATAACACTAAAAGTTGCAGAAGATGTTTTTAAAATTAAAGCGGGTTTTACTTTTTCATCTTTAAATGCCATTACAAATGTTTTAATCATCATTCCGACATTTTTTCGGTCTTCACCCAAATCTCCCTTTAACCAATGTCCTACAAATAAAAAAGCAAAATCTTCTTTTACATCATCCAAATGATTTATAGTAGCAACTACATCTGTTCCAAAATCAGATTCATCAAATCCCTCAAAAAGAACTTCTACGGGTTTTGTAATTCTATGCTGCGCTACTAATTGTCCTTGTTTGTTTTGTTCATTATACATTGTTCCAACCAAACTAGTCTTAGCGTGCTCTGATGGTACTATAATCAAATCCATTCTATTACAACCTTGAATCCAATCTAATGCACATATAGTAGTTTCAATTCCTGCTGTAATTCCTATATTGTAATTTCCTAATGGTTGAAATTCATTTGGCACTGTAACCTGTATGTAGATATCAGGCTTTTGCTGAATATTTGGTACAATGTTTTCTATAATCCATTTATGAAATTCGTTATCATAGTTAAGAGCATCCATTGGTGTTTGTCCCCAACGGGTACTGATAACTTTAATATCGAATTTATCTAACTTATATAAAGAATGTAAAAGGTCTCTTGCGTGGTCACCATATCCACTTCTTGTTGCTACTGGTGCTTGAAATACTAATGTTGGTTTCATATTATAACTTAATTAATGTACTTTTTTTACGTGGTTTCCAATTTGCAAATGCACCTTCCATTCCATCTACCAAAGATTGACACATATACTGTCTACTTAAATTTCCATCTCCTAACATCCACTCTCTGCCTTTGAGTCCAGCTTTTTTTCTGGCTTCTTTACCCATATCATACCATTCACGTAATAAAGGTGCTACATCTTCAAAATCAACTCTATCATCAAAAATATATGGAGTAGGGACTGAACCTGTTGTTGAACGAACTGGCCAAATTGGTTTTACCCATTCACCATGTTTTGTTTTAGCATATTTATTTTTATGATGTAAAGAACCAATTTTAACGTAATCATCAGCTGTTAAATACTTACCATCAACTTTAAATCCACATTGGTCTTGCATACCACCGGTCACATTTACAATGATTGGAGTTCCGGCCATAACACTTTCTGCAGTTGCTAATCCAAATCCTTCGTTGGATGCTAAGTTAATCGTAATGTCTGCTATATTGTAAAGATAATTTAATTCAGTTTCAGAATATTTATCAGCTGCGAAAATAATATTTACTTCCGGCATTAAATGCTCTGCTGTTCTTGGTAAATCTGTACCATTTTCATCAACAGGAGCTGTATGCATCAATAAACAAACTTTATCTTGTGTATCTTCCGGCAAACCTTTACGAAATTCGTTAAAAGCCAACATTACATCGATTGGTTGTTTTCTACGAATGTTTCTATTTGACCAATACAAAACAAATTCATATTCTTTATCACCAAAAATATTTTTTTTGAAATCTTCTGGAACTTCCACAGGTTTATAATCTTCGGAATTAATACCATGTGGTACATAACTCACTTGCCATTCAGCTGGTTTAGTCCAATAATTTTCTTTATCCCATCCCCAAACTCTACGGGTAATACCATAGGTTTGCTTTGAGATACAACCAATCCAATCACAACTTTCGTAATAATCTCTATTATATTTTGGGTCTGGTAAATCATCCCAAATATGATAAAAGAAAATAGGAACCGATTGTCTCACCTCATGCTCCATTTCATATAACCAAATCCAATATCGGGGGTCAGTAAAATGAAGAATTGCATTAGGTTTTTCAATCATTAATAATTGACGAATTATATCTGCATTTCCATATCCATCAAACGGATAAATTTTTACACTTGCATCAGCAACTCCTGTTCTCTTACGAACATCTTCATTCAAATCCATAACCTTACCCGCTTCTGGATGTTTGATTGCCGCACCTAATTGTACCCAATCATATTTATCAACTGTACCTAAAACTAATTGTTTTGAAACATTTGCTATACCACTAGTCATGCGAAGGTCATCGGAAAGTAACAGAATTTTCTTTTTAGCCATAACTTAATTTAAAATATATATTGTTTTTATTTAATTTTTTCCATCACAATGTGTTCCATAAAATTCACACCATCCGCATAATTTAGATGGTTTTTTATGGTAATTTATATTTAATCGGTAATTACCTGATTCATCAAATACACTCTCTACAAATCCTTTAAAACCTGCCCATGCTTTATTTATAGATGGTTTACCACTTGCAGGTATATGTTTACTTATTCTATGTGTTGGTATATCTTCTCTGATTGCTACTTTACGTTTTAATATAATAAACTCCACATCAATCATATCTTCGGAAACACCAACCATTTCTGCATAAAACTTTTTATAAAGTAATATTTGTGAATTTTTCACCGGGTCTGATTTTTGATATTTACTCCAACCTGCTGTAGATGTTTTGAAATCTATAATACGATATTTGCCTGTAAATGTATCTCTAATAATTAAATCAATAAAACCCATAAAGTTTACCCCCTCTGCAATCTTTGTGTTAATTGGTTGTTCAATTGCTACTAACTCATCATGCTTTAGGGAAAAGAACTTATTAAAGTTTTTAGATTTTTGAAACCAATCTAGTAAAACATTACCATCGTGTAGAAATTCTACCATTTCCTCTTTTGTGCAAATAGTAGAACCAATTTCACCTTCAGCTTCTTTTAGGTAAGTTTCTCTCATTCTTTCTTTGAGATACTCCTTTAAATTAATCATCTTATCGGCTTGTGATTTGGATATTCGCAAACACTTATCTAAATAGTGTTGTAAGGTTTCATGCATTGCTGTTCCAAAAACAGAATGTATGTTGGATGTGGATTCCGATAATCCATCTATGTATGCTAACTTATATTGCTGTGGACATGTACTCCACATGCTGTATTGTGAAAATGATACTCTTGCCATAATACTAATATAAACAAATTTTTTTAATTTATCAAATTTTTAATTTGAGTTTTGTAATTTGTTTTTTATCAGTACCATATTTTTCACAAATGTATTTAATATTTTCTCTACCTTCCCTTGTAGAATAAAGGACTTCAATATATTCCAATGCTTCTTTTTCTGAACATTGAAAATCTGTTTTAATTAAATCAACTAAAAAACTTTCATACTTATCTGCAGATTTACCTTTTATATATTTTAAAAAGTATTTACCTTTT